GGAGAAGGGCGCGAGGTTTCTGCGTTTCCAATATTTCAGACCTAAAAGACAAAAAGTCCTGTGCCTTTATGATTACCATAAGCCTTTCCCGTTGACCCATTGCCCAATATTACCCATGAACGCAACACGCCACGCAGAAATCTACGGAGTCAACACAGTCCAAATCAGTCGCTGGAAGGCAGTAGGCTTAAGAGCCGGATTCCCCTGCCCTTTGGACTTCCCTGAGAAAATGCCGGAATGGTGGGAACGGTGCAGGCAAGCTGGAGAGTGGACTAAGAGTTGTCCAACCAAGATCCTTGTTGCCGCCGGTAAAGTCCAAGCAGTCATCAACTCCAATTCCGGGGCAGAAAGCACTCCGATGGATTTTAGCAAGCAGGCAACGAAGTCTCGCGGATATGCCGAAACGCTTGAACTGGCAGAGCGCAACGTCACTGCGGTTCAGGTCATATTCGACCAAGCCTTGCTGGACGGAAACGATACTGTTCTGATCGGATTGCAAAAGACCCTTAATGACGCAGTTGATTCTCATCGTGCTTTAATGAGAGACCGTGGAAAGATTCAAGCTGAAGCCGGTGAGACCCTGCCGAAGCACGAGGTAAGGAGTTCCCTACTTGAACTTCATGCAAATATCGCCCGCCAGTTCAGGCAAGGCATCAAGGCGGCATTCACATCAATTGAGACGGCAACGGAAACACGGGAGCAGTGGGGTGTATTTGCTGACGAGCTTGTAGACCGGATATGCACCAAACTGAGTGAATCCAAGTTTGCTGCGGAATAATCTCAACCAAGCCATTTAATGTCCACCCGCGACTTCTTAGCCGAAACACTTACTCAGTTTTACCAACCCCGCGAAACCCGTCCAATCGGCGACTGGGCTTACGAGAACATCGTGCTGGAAGGGGCTGAGAACAGGATGTATGCCGGAACCCCTTACGATGTCCGGCTCACCAGTTACAACGCTGTCGTATTCGACTTCCTGCAAGACCCTTCCGACCGGGAATTGATTATCCTCAAGAGTTCCCAGATCGGACTGACCCTCGCCGTCTTTATCGGGTTGGCATGGACAACCAAATTCAACCCCGGCAACCTACTCTACGTAGCCAGGGATGTCCTGTCTGTGCGGGAACTCGGCAAGCAACGGCTTACTCCGATTATGTGCCAAGTCTCACCGGAGTTTGCGGATGAGATTGGAGACAGGGACCAGACGATTCAGGTAAAAAAGATCAACGGAGTCACGATGCGGCTTATCGGAGCGCAATCCGCGTCTGGATTCATCAGTTTCCCATGCAGTATTGCCGCCTTAGACGAAACAGAGGTCCATGGCGAACTGGATGAGGGGTCAACAATTGCCCTTACTCGCGCCCGGTTTAAGGGAGACTCCGATTACAAGATGATTGTCTTTAGTAAGGCTCAAGACAGTCCGATTTACGATACAGACAAGGTTACAAAACGCCAGAAACTGATCAGCGGACAGGGAACCCGGACCTGTGATGAGTTCTATTCAGGCACCCAAGAGACCCTGCACGTTCCTTGCCCGCACTGCGATCATTACCAACCATTGGAATGGGGTCAGATGAAGTTGCCGCCAGAAGCAATCATCTCGGCGCCTGGGGTTTTGCCGGTGGAATACGACAGCGAGAAAGTCCTTCGCTTAACATATTACGAATGTGTCTCTTGTCATGGAAAGATTCTGGACTCCCACAAAAGGAGGATTGTGCCGCTTGGTAAATGGGTGCCAGCCGCGCCGGAGCAAAGAAAAGGTCCATACAAAACGGCTCATCCAAAACGAAGATCCGTTCAAATATCAGATCTCTACGTTCACATCTTTGATAACGTCCAATGGGGAAAACTGATGGTCATGTGGCTTGAGGCACAGGGGGACGACGAAAAGCTGGATGCCTTTTACAACGACTTTCTGGGACTTCCTCGCCCCGAACGTAAATCAGCAGGTAAAGTCGAACTGGCAAAAATCGACCGTCTTATATCTGATTACCCCCGGCTCCAATGCTACGACTCGGGCCGACGCTGGCAAGGCGCACAAGTCCCGCTCACCTTCGACCCCTTGTTCATTGGCATCACCATCGACAAGCAAGACGGTTATTTGAAATATGTAATTAGCGCATTCATGGCGAACGGAGAACCGCACATTCTGGATTACGGAGTGCTGGCAAACGAAGACGACATAACCTTCCTGCTCCAGAATTTCATAGTAAAATCCAAATCAGGCGATGATTATCGGATTTACTGCGGACTGTTCGATTCGGGGTTCCGCCGGTCCAAGGTCATTGAATACTGCTGGGAGATTCGCGGCTTGATTCCATACTTCGCGCCAGCCCGTGGGGTTCAGCGGGTGCAGTCGAGGGCATCGATCTGGGTGACGGAGGATAAGAGCATTCCGAACGCGGCAGTATCTATCGTAAACTTTGACTCTCAGGCGTGGGAAGATGACCTATACAGGCGCAGAATCATTGAGTTTGATCCGAAAAAGCCTAAACGGCGTTATCCTCGGATTCATTTACCTCTGGACGTTTGTGATGATTTTAAGTCTGAGTTATCTAACGCGCATCAAGTCGAGGAGACAATCAAGGGAAGGCAACTAGGCACATGGATCTGGCAAAAGGCAAAGCATCACGAAAGCAATGACTATGCTGACTGTGTAAAAATGGCTTTACTTTTGTGGGTTCTGCACGCCCCGGATGATGCTCCAGATGAGCCTGTAGCGGAGGATTGACTCGCCCCATAGAATATGAGAGAAAGTATCGTTCCGGCCATTGTGGCGTCATTTTCACGCCGTCATACGCTGGCAGAGCTTGATACCGCAATCGCTCAACTTGCGGAGGCATTCCTGACCTCGCAATTCAGCAATATTTCGGTTTTAGGCATGAGCACCGGCCAAAATGGAGACCGGGCAGATCTGATCCTCCAGACTCTTGAAGCCGCCCGTCAAATGAAGGTTGAGGCAGATCCCACAACCGGAGACGCGGCGGCAGCAATCGCTTTGGATGCCAAGACTCCACTCGGGGTCAATTTTGATTTTAGTCCACGCCAAATCGAATAAGTATGTCCAAGCGCAAACGCCCAAAATCACTTCCGGCTCAATCTGGGGGCATTGAAGCTCCGGTCTCCTACGGCTACGGGAGCGGAGGAAGCTCTGGTTCCGGCTACACTGCCGCAGACCAGTCCACCGGCAGAGGCTATGTATTTTTCCCTAACATAGACAGCAAAACCAATGTCTCGCAGTATGTGCGTAGCGAAGTATCACGCAAAGCCCGATGGCTTGAAGCAAACGTCGGTCTCGCCCGTCATTTCGCCAACACTTTGCCGCGCATGGCGGGACCACTTATCCCGCAACCAGCCACATCGGACACAGAGTGGAACAAGATCGCCCTAGAGTATTTCAACCGCACCCAGGGTAGCCGACTCGTCCACGATCAAGGCGGAATGGAGAACTTCAGCACCCGGCAGAAGACCATCCTTAAACGCGGCTTGGTCGATGGGGATTGCTTCATCGGACTGACCACCACCACAACCGGAACGGCCCGGACGGTATTCTACGAAGCTCCACAAGTAGGAAGCGGAACCAAGCAAACCACGCAAGACGGATGGTTTGATGGAGTCCAGACCGACCGCTATGGAAAGAAGCAAGCCTACAGCATCCTTGAGCCGGGCAACTATAGCCGGGAAGCGCAAGTCATCCGCGCCGACAAGATCCTGCATTGCGGTCGGTTTGAATCTCCTCAGTCCCCTCGCGGCCTGACCGGATTTATCCACGCCATCAACAATATGCTGGATCTGCGGGAGATCGATAACGATACGAAGCGAGGCATCAAGGCCGGGAACATCGTTGGCTTCTACGTTACGAATCAGATCTTGAACAACATTGATGCTGCTCCTGCCGCCGGTAAATACAACACCAAGCCAGACTATCGCGCCATCAATACTGCGACCGTAGCGGACCCCAAGCCGATCAAGTTTGAGGCACTTACGGAGGGAGGGGGCGCAATGCTCACGCTCAATCAAGGGCAGGATCTTAAGACGGTCAATGATTCCCGCCCGCATCAGAACCAGATGGATTTCAAGTCCTATCTTGTTCACGATATTGCCGCCGGGTTCTCCATGCCGGTAGAATCAATGTGGTCGATCAGCGGAATCTCTGGTCCTGCCGTCCGGTTTATCATGAGAATGGCAGAGAAGACCCTTAAAGAGATGCGGTCCAATCTGATTGAGCAGTTCTGCCAGCCGTATTGGGTTTATGCCATTGCCCTCGCCCAGAAATCTGGCGCAATCCCATACTGCAAAGACACCAACTGGTGGAAATGCTCATGGATCGCCCCAAGCGCCCTGACGATTGATGCCGGTCGGGATTCTCTCTCTGGCATGAAGGAACTGCGCGAAGGCGGCACTACTTATCAGGACTGGTATGGTGAGGACGGGGACGACTGGCGCAAGCAGTTTGAGCAAAGGGGTCTTGAATTAGCTTACGGTCAAGAGATCGAGACCCGCCTTGGACTTCGCGCGGGATCATTCTTTGGCAAGGAAGATAAGATTCCACCACCCGATCCAGACAAATCACAAAGTGTGTCCTAAAGTGTGTCCTTCCCTGAAAACATTCTGTAAAATATGATTCTTTCCTCCGCAATTCACGCAAGGGCACCATGGGCAATCATGCCGGATATGCTTACCCAGTCGCTGGCCGCACTATCTGCCGCCCGCCCGCCCAAAAAGCCAATGTATCGCAGCGATGACGACGAGTGCGACATGGCAGAGGATTGGACGCTGGCAGAACGGCATAATTCTGCTCGCTTGATGATTCAGCGAGTCGGTTCCAGCACTGCCGTCCTTCAGATCCGGGGAATGATCCTTAAGGACTGCCCATTTATGTATTGGGTCTGTGGATATGCGACTCCCCTTATCCTGCTGGATGCTGCCTTGGATATGGTTGCCGAAGGAGGGTTCACTTCGCTTATCTTGGATTTCAATAGCCCCGGCGGTTCCGTCCTCGGGCTGCAAGAAACCGCTTCCAGAATCAAGTCGCTTCAGACGCAAGGGGTGCATACAACAGCTTATGCGTCGATCATGTGCGCCAGTGCTGCCTATTACATAGCGTCGGCCTGCCAAGAGATCTTCGCCGCCCCTTCCGCCATTGTTGGCAGTATTGGCACTTACTCGGTTTTCATGGATTGGTCAAAGGCGGCTGAGATGTCCGGGTTAAGCTACAAGGTATTCGTAGCCCGCGATGCCCCGCTTAAAGCCGCCGGAGCAGATGGAACGCTGACTCAAGCCCAAGCTGATGAGATGCAGCGGCACGTTGATGAAGCCGATTCCTTGTTCCAAGCGCAACTCAAGGGATCAAGAAGGAAGCTCAATCTGGAGGAGGCATCAACGGGCGCTTGGTGGGACGCCAGATCAGCACCTCGCGGAATGGTGGACGACGCTAGTCTGTTTCATAGTTTGGATGATCTTTTGGCCGTTCTTGCTGCTTGACAGTGAGGGAAAGGGCATGGCAACCGCCCAAGAAACACCCATTCCCGCCCCATCCGCTGGCCTTGTTGCCCGGATTGCTGCCCATCTCGGTCTAACCGCACCCGTTGAGGCTGTTCCGGTTGATGCTTCTGTTGAACTGGCGGATCTCCAGTCCAAGTTTGATTCGCTCCAAGCCGGGTTTGATGCTGCTACTCTTAATGCATTGGATCTGACCAACAAGGTAACGGCCCTGACCGGCGAACTGGAAGTCGCCAACGCAACCCTCGCCGCCATCGAAGCCTTGGTCCCGAACTGCACCACTTCCGATCCAGCCGCCGCCATTCAAGCCGCAGTCGTCCGCCAGTCGGTCGAAACCGTTGCTGCCAGCGGATTCAAAGTCGATGAAGCCCCTGCCGTCGATGCGACCGCCGCCGACGACAAAAGCCTCTCCCGCGCCGATTTCGCTAAACTCACCCCGCAACAACAATCCGATTTCTCAAAGTCGGGCGGAAAGCTGACCGAATAAACCCTCTCACATAAAAAACCATGGCCAATACGCTTACCAACCTGATTCCGATCGCTTATCGCGCTCTGGATGTTGTCTCCCGCGAACTGACCGGATTGATTTCCGCCGTCAACGTGGACGCCGCCGCCGATACCATCGCCCAGGGGCAGACGATTTATTCGCCTGTTGTTCCTAGTGGTAATGCCATCGGTAATATCACCCCAGCCATGACCGTCACGGCTGCGAACGACATCACCTACGGGACCAAATCCCTTGTGGTTGATAACTTCAAGGTCTCCGGTTTCAACTGGACGGGTGAAGAAGAGTTCGGCATCAACTCCGGCGTTCGGATGGAAAACCTGATGCGCGACCAACTCGCCCAAGAGTTCCGCAAGCACATCAACGCCATGGAATTGGCCCTTTGCACCGCTGCTAAAAACGGTGCTTCCCGCGCCATCGGAACCACTGCCGGAACCGCCCCTATCCTCGCCGACATCGCCGGGGCCAAGAAGATCCTCGACGACAACGGCGCTCCAGCATCTGACCGTTCCGTGATCCTTGATACCACTGCTGGCGTTGCCTTCCGCAATATTGGAAACCTGTTCAAGGTCAATGAATCCGGTGATTCCAACCTCCTCCGCAATGGTGTTCTCGGTAGCCTCTATGGGTTTGATGTCCGTGAGTCCGCCGGTATCCAGCCCGTCACCAAAGGCGGCATGGCCAGCGCCCTGATCAACGGCGGTAACATCGCAGTCGGATCGACCGTCCTGACCTTTGATACCGGCACCGTCAACACCACTGGTTTTGCCGCCGGAGACATCATCACAATCGGAACTGACGCCAACAAGTATGTGGTTGAAGTCGGATCTACCGCTACCGCCGGAACCATCACCATCGCCGCTCCCGGCCTGCGTGTAGCTACTGCCGATAATACCGCAATCACCGTATTTGGAACCAGCACCCGCAACATCGCCCTTAGCCGGAACGCGATCACCCTCGCCACCCGTCTGCCTAAGTTCCAAGCCAACGACATGGCCGCAGACCGCATGGTCATCACTGATCCAAACACCGGCATCAGCTTTGAGCTTTGCATGTGGCCTGGTCAGCGCATGGTGAAATACGAAGTCGCCATTGCATATGGCATGACTGTGATCAAGCCGGAGCATCTTGCAGTAATCATCGGCTAACACTTCGCGGGAGGGGAGTAACCTTTAGTAAAGGGTGTAACTCCCTTCCCCCGCACCAATCGCCGCCCCGGCTCGGACTTACCGGGCCGGGGCTTTCTTGTTACCATGGACCTACTCAAAAGAACAATCGCAAGTCGGTTTACTGGAGCCTTGGCAATCGCGGCAGGGACGTTTACGGCTTGGTTTCCATCTGGATCAGTTGAGGTTGCGGTAAATTGCTTAGGCAGCACTGCAACCAAGGATGATGTTCAGATGCCAATGGGCGGGTTCCTGCACCGACCCAAAGAGGAAGTAACTATCCAAGTTAAGCTGACCGATATGCCGGGTGGAATTGCTCCGACCGTATCCAGCCGGTTCTTTGCTGGGACAAGCGCAACCAGAAACGCCGCAATCTCCTATCAGGTCGAATCCGTCAAGAACATGAGCCATCTTGCCAACTGGATTGAGATCAAAGGAAGCCGTTCTTAAAGTGTGTCCTAAAGTGTGTCCTGCCTGATAAAACAAAATGGAAAATCTCCTTATCGTTCAGGAAAACTTCTCTGAGACCGTTGCTCGTTACGTGTCGCGGGAGATGTCTCTTGGGAAAGATCCTCGCCGGACGATGGAGCGATTGATGGGTAACTGGGTGGTGAATGCGTTGGTCGCAACTAGGCGAGCAGATAAAAATGCAATCCGGGGTCACTGGACCAGTCCCTTCACCAAAAGGGGCACACGGCCACCTAGAACTCGTAAAGCAAGATCCAAAAAGGCGCATGAAATGGCCGAAACTCAAGCCTTGGTTTATATCCGGTTTATAAACTACCAAGGAGTCGCCAAAGCTTTGCCTTATGCTGAACTACTGAAACTGGCAAGAACCTTCGTCTCCCGCCGCGTCTTCTCCGGCGGCATCCACCGGGCAGGCTATATGCCAGCCATTCGCGTCCTGCGCCAGAAAGCAGGAGATCGTCCTCCTCGCTACAAGAATGAACCCGGCACAGAACCCCAATGGACAATGACGCCGGATCAGATGTCGATTGAGGTAACCAACTTCGCCAACATTATTGCAGAACTTGCCCCAAACGCCTTTGAAAATGGAGCAACTAAACTGCAAGGGCATCTCGCATCATACCTCACCAACGACATTATAAACGGTATGCAAAAAGCTGGACTGAACGCCAAATAGTATGACCTCTCCCGTCGATCAGCTACTCTCAGCAATGGAAACCTTGCTGCTCAATGGGAGCGCAACCTACAATCTCCCGGCTACATTCCCGGCTAATAGCGCCATCCAAGTATTTCGCAGTGATGCCCCTGTTTCCGCGCCATTGCCGCTTCTGGCGCTCTGCCAAGACGGTCCCTGCAAAGAGAGGCACCTGCAAGGCTCCGGCTTGTGGGAGATACCTGTTTCGGCTCGTTTGGTCTTGGATCGTAACGGAACCCTCGGAAATACCGCAGACCAGATCGAAACATCCATCCGGTCCTTCTCGGACGACATGGAAGCAATCCTGACCATGCCACTCAGGATCAACGTCAACAATGAAGCCGCCGGATTTTCCACGCCAGAACAACGCCTGACGACCGCGACAATCCAAGTCTGGGAGATCTACGACGTATCCGTTGAGGCTGATACGGAACTGGAAGGCGACCCGGTCTGCGAAGTGAAATTCACCGCCTTTTGCTGCCACAAAGGAAAAGTAATCTGATATGCCTGCAATCTCTCCATTCCTTGTTCATGCTTCTGGTGACGGCGTTCGTATGTCGGATGTCGGATTAAAGGGAGATGAGGACTTCCTGCTGGTTCATAGCGTCGAGGATGCCGCAGAATACGGCAACGAGATTACCCGGTTTGGCATTACTGGCGAGAAGGTTTATCACTGCCTGCAAGATCCGAAGCTGACGTTCTCTTTCGATGCAGATTGCTTGGCATTTGAGGGGCTGGCAAATTGCCACCCAGGGCGAACCGTAACTGCCGCAAGCATCAACAACCTAATCCCGAATGCTTTTGGTTGGGATGGTCCGAATCGGATTTATGTCTATCGTCGTCCTCGTCGTCGTCGGTCTGCTGCTGCGTTGGCTACGATCCAATTTGAGATCGAGGTAATGAATGCGGTCTTCCAGCATAATTACGACAATCCTAATGGTCTTGGTGGCGGGTTTCCGCTTACTTGGGTTGATCCGTCTACCATTCTGGTCAATTCAACCAATGCCTTTGTTCCCGCACCAAGCGTATTTGGCGCTACGATCTTCTGGCGCAGGCGCGGAACTATCGACCGCACAGGTTTCTTTGACCCTTCAAATCTTCTCGGCATGGATGTTCGGGAGTTTTGCCAATCTTGGCCGGTCGGATCTGCTCAACCTGCTAATCTTACTCAATTCTTGGCAACGGTCGATACCCAACTTGATGAAGCCGGAAGCTCGATTATTGAGGTGTTTGACGTAAGGACCGGAACGCATTGGATTAATGATGAACAAGGCAATAAACTACCAACGCTACTTGCCAACGGAACTAATCCAATCGACACGCAAGTCTTCCCAAATATTGCCTGCCGCTGGGCTGCTGTATGGAGATATACCGGAGGAACTGAACACGTTTCCGCAGACTACTTTGGGTCTGAAGCTGACCTTGCTGCTTTCCGCCTATCTCATCCAGACAACGCAACACTGACGCTGGCTGGACTCTACGATATGAAGAAGTCAATGACGGCTTTGGCTCCTTGACATCTTCGCCATGGGAACATGGCTATTTCTCCATACTACGTCCACTCAACAAGCACGGTTGACGCACAGATTGGTCTTTCCGCTGACCTTACCGGGATGCTGATTGATTCCTGCTCTGCTTCTGCTGAACGCGATGAGGTTGAGCATCAAAACTTTGCCGCAGTTGCAACCGTCAACATTGCCCGGACTCCGAAATACACCCTGACCTTTGGTGCAAAAGTAATGGCCCGAACTGCCGGAATTACAAACGCTCACCCAGGCACCCAGATTGCCCGATCCACTATTGCTCAATTCCGCACCGGAACCAATCACGGATTTGAAACCAATCAGGGTTGGTGGATGCTCGGTAACGTCACGCATACTCAGCCGCGTGGAGATTTGGACGAGATCAACTTCCCGGTTCGCATTCTTGGATTCCCCACTAACGCCGCTGGCGATTTGATCGTTTCGAATCCTGCTTAATTTGTCTCAGTTGGTTTGGTGTTCATAGTCGGGGGCAGGTCATACGTGACCTGCCCCTAGTCGTTTCTTGACGCAGGCGCATTTAGATGATCGCTGAGACTTGGATTCCAATCGATAACGACCCGCTTTTACCCGCCGCCCTTGCCTCGCTTGGATTCGCCGTAAAGCCAAACGTCCACCTCCATCCAGATGCGCCAACCATGGCCGCGCATAAGGTTGTGACTTGGATGATCGCCCCAGCGTCTCAAGATGGCCTGCACGACGGCAAGCAGCTTGTTCCGGCATGGACGGGAGGGCATCTGATTAAAGCCTCGCCAGCGCATCCCCTAATCGCTGGAATGCTTGCCCTCAAGACTAGGCAAGTCTTAGCCGATTGGAAAAAGGGAATCCACGGGATGCCGCATATCGTGATCGTAACCGGCACCAAATTTGCCCGCGCCATGCCTCCATCCGGTCGCAGCCAAAACGCCGACATCTCGCATCATCTAATCGGAGCAGTTGAGCAGATGACCCTCGACCATGCCGCCGCTGCAATCACCTGCGGACACGGCATCACCGCTATTGCCAACCAAGGATGTTTCATTACTTCTCGCGGGGCATTCAGTATGATCGTTCCCGCCGCAACCCTTGCCGCCGCAGCCGCATCCGTCGAACGCAATCCGTCCGTATCCGCCACTGCCAAAATCGGAGACTACGGACCCGGAGATCACCCGTTCTTGTATGGTCTCGCCGCAATCCAGCAGGCTCGGGCGCTCGGGATCGTAGCCGCCCAGAAAGATCCAACCATGCACCTGAATAGCCGCAGTGGTGGCAAAGTGGCGCTTGTCTCGCAGTCTATCATGGAAGGAAACAGCACCTTCAAAGAACACGTTCACAAACACCTAAGACAATGACCGAATTACCAACACTCCCTACTCTCGACTTCTCCAACGAGGAAGCATTACAAGTTTCCGCAGATACCCGTGCGGCAGTGGCCTTGCAGGCGGCGGATAGCCCAATGTATTTTAAGGGCATGGCATTGAAGCTGACGATCAGTATCAAGAGCCTGTTCTTCATGCTGCAACGGCTCGACGGTATTGCTGACAACGCGGGAGACCGGCACGAACGGGATGCGGTGATTTTGCTTTATCTCGCCAGCCAACCCGCTTCTAGTTGGTCTGAGCCGCAGAAAGTTGGAAAACACTTGCTCCAGCCTCTCCGTAGTCGTCCGTCTGATTGGTTGGCAGCAATCGATGAATGGGCGGATAAGACTCTGTCCTGCTCCGATATCTTTGATGCCTGCATGGTCGTCGATCAACTTTGGGATCTGCATCATGCAACTCGTCCAGCCATCGATAACCCGGAGTCAGAAACGGCAGTGGGAAACGGAATGCCGATCCAGCCTGGGAAATAAGGATGGTGGCGGCAATCCTTCCGATTAGCGGAGGAACAGAGAAGGAGATCCGCGAGGAGATGCCATTGGCGCGGGCCTATGCTCATTTCCATCTGTCCCTGACCAAGCTGGGTCATGATGTGCAGTGGCCAGCCGTAATATCGGCTCGTCGGAGCCTGTCCGCAACATGGATGCAGGACATGATCAAGACCGCAACGGAAGCTCCAATGACCGGCGTCTGTCACCTTGACTGACCCGCCCTAAAACCGATGGCAACCCGCAAGTCCAGTATTACCGCCCAACTCACACTGGCGGGGCAAGCTCAGTTCAAATCTGGCCTGAGCCAGATCGGAATGGAGGCGAACAAGCTCGGCAAAACGCTGCGGGAAATGAAGCCCATCACGTTTGATGGCGGGGCGAATCAGGCGAAGAAAGCATGGGCGCTGACTGAAGAGCATCAGAGGGCGCATCATCGAGTCTTGGAGCGGCAGGCCAAGATAAATAAAGGCCGCATGGATGCCCTTGGGCTGGGCGGCATGGGAGGAACCGGAAGCACTCGCGCAAAGGGAGGCGGGGGCGGTAGTTCGTATGGTCTAGGGGTCGGTTACAATGCGGTTCAGGATTTGGTTCAGGGCGGGCCTGCGGCTATCGCAAACAACATCCCGCAGATTGTTGATATGGTCTCCAAGTCGCCAAAGCTGCAAAAAGGGCTTGCTGGTGCAGCGGCGGTTGCGTCCCTTGGCTATGGCATCAAAGAGGTAATGGATGCTTACCAAAAGCACGGAAGTGTTGTTGCTGAGAGCGCACGCATGGCGGAGGGCCGGGGAATGGTGCGAAACCAATTCCAAGCAATTGAGCAAGGAAATAGAGTCGCCGAAGCTCAAATTACGGGAGCTTCTCAGGCAAAAAGGATCGCGGAAATCGACACTTATTCCCGCAAAGTCCGCAACGCAGACAACCAAGAGCATCAAGCCTCCCTTCGTAAAATGGGAATGCTGGAGACTCTTAGGCTTGAGAAGATCTCGACCGGGACCGATGAGGTTAAAGTCATCAAAGAGACAGCGGCAAGCCAAATTGCTTTTATAGACAATCAGACCAAGATTGAGGAGAGTTACTCCAATACGGCAATGCGCTTGGCGGAAGAGCGCAAGACGCAAGCTATCCAATTGGCAAAAGAAGCAGAAGCCGAACTATTTGCCATTCAGCAAGGTAATCGCAGAGCAGGAACATCAGCATCCGATGAAGAGCTTGTTCGTCAGGCTGAATTGGAGAAGACTGCGCCAGCAATGCAGGCGAGGGCAGATGCCGCAAAGCAGGAATATGACGCGGCGGTTGCTCGCGTGACTGCGGCAAAGGAGGAAAGAGAAACCGCCAAAATTACCAAGGATCTAATCAAGCTCAAGGAGGAGTCCGACCTAAAGAGCGCAAGAGCGGCAGAAACCGCCGCAAACAACCAACGCGAACTCACTCGTTACCAAACTCGCGTAAATTCCATCCAAGAAGAAGGGCGCAGGCAATACGACCGTGAGCAGGAAGAAAAGACCCGCACTGAAACCACCAAGGATTTAACTGAGCGGGAAAAGATGTCCAAGATGTCTCCTCGCGCCCTGTCCAAGTATCAGGAAGGAAAGCGAATCAAGGCAAGCGAGGAGGAATTTATTAAGCAAGGGTTTTCGCCTGTTGAAGCGGAAAAGATGGCAAACCGGGAAAATCAACTTTCTAAGGACACTGATCCGTCTCGTCCAAAGCGCATTCGAGGGGCTGGCTATGCTGGCGGAAGAGGCGAGGCTATGGGTGGGCTTGGTAGCGCAACATACGGAGCTTTAGAGGATCTGGAAGCAATGCAGCCCGCCGCAAGCAAAGACCGAAAAACCATCAAAGGAGCCGGAGCCAAAGAAAAGAAATCCGGCAGCAATGACGGACCGGATAATCTTTATCAGGTTATGGCAAAAGGATTCGCGGATGTGGTGAAGTCGATTCGTGAAACCGGCCCGAACGCAACCGAGCGAGGGAAACCAACCAGTAGCACAAAAGGATAAACGACAATGGCTGGAGCTGATAATACCATAATCTTAAAGAAACCAGGCTCGCGTGAAGCTATGTCGCCCGGCATTGTGTCCATTATAGATGCGTCTGGATTCGACACGGTTACCGCACGCTTCATTGAGCAAACCACAGCAGCGGCAGTAACCTCAAAATACAAACCCGGCGGGTCTAGTGGTGATTTAGATTGCCCAATAAAAAACGGAAATATGGTGTTAATGGGAGTAAGCGATACCGCTGATCTTCCGGGTAATTGCTGCGAATATACGGTTACTTGGCGCGGATTGCTTACGACTCTTCCAGAAAGAAACACCCAAGTGACAGAAACCCGCAGCGTAAGAGAAAGGCTTTTTGATAATATTTCTGGAATTCCATCAGTTCCCGGATATGTAAAATGCAGGCTTTTAGAATTACAGGGAGGCTTGACGGTTCGATCAATTGTCACACAAGAACCAAAACCGCCAGACGCAAAAGAAGCAAATACGCAATCCCCGGTGCAAGGCATAAACGCTCCATCGAGGGGGTATAAAGTGGTTAATGCAGTAGAAACCCATTGCTACCCGCACGGTTGGATCTGCTACTCATGGCAATCTGAGCAACCAATTCCAGGCATCTGGTTTGTCACCGCTGAATACAAATACGAATACCCAACCTCTTCCGGCTAAACCATGACAACCAACTTTTCCACCAACACAAGGCTTACAATCACTCCGACACTGGACGTATCCAGTTCAGCCACATTCGGTCTGGCCGGAAACCTGTCCGTCGAGACCAGCGCAGAGGGAGACGAGGCATTCTTCGTGCGGACGTTTTATCCTGAGTTTGTGAACTATGCCCCCGGAAGCGGAGGTGACGATTCCTTTAAGTTTGGCGAATTTCCCGGCTTCTCAGACTATGGAGACACGACAACTCCGGTAAAAGACTGGAATGGAAACTCTCTGTCACTGGATACACTCAAGGCGATTATAATTGAGGTAAAGCCGATTAGTGCCTTTCAGGGGACTGCCGCGAGCGGAGTGCTTAGTTTTGCAACCCATCCAGCCAACGGGGACACTGTAACGATTGGCGCAACTACCTACACGTTTAGGACTTCTCCGACCGTTGCATACGATGTTGTTTTAGGCGCAAACAAAGCCGCCGCAATTACTAATTTAGATGCGGCTATCCTTGCCAACGGATCTGCTCCAACCAATTACAACACTGGAACTCTTGCCAACCCATTAATCGGAACCTCAGTAATCTCAGGAGACACAATCGTCGTAACCGCAGCTAGAACCGGACTGGCTGGAAACCTGATCGCCACCACAAGATATTCCCCGTCAAACCATATGACTTGGGCCGCAGCAACCCTGACCGGCGGTGAAGACGTAACCCAGCCAGCAGTAGCCAGAACACTGGAAGGAACGGTCAAAATCACACTTGCCTCTGCCCTTCTACCCGGAGCCGGGTCAAGCCTGATCTACACAGTTTCAACCCCATCACTCCTGACTTTTGCCGTCCCCGAAGGATGGGTTCCTGACCCGGCTGGAATGATCAACATCCAATTCAACTCGACCGGCCCCGCCCCACTCACCGACAAAGACGTTAACGCAGTTGTCACCGTAGCCCTTATTGGGTCATCCACATAATCCCATGGAAACACAAACCACACTTGAGGCCAATCTGAGCCTGTCCGTAAATTACAACGGAGTAAGTCCAATCGGAGGCGGGAGGATGTCATTCTCGCCGAACCACTTAAAGCGCGTTACGTCAGAAGGCGGCAACACGTTCGTAAAGCGAATCTTGTTTTCTGATCTGATCACGGACGGTTCCCAGAAAAAGTTTAAGATGCTTTTTCAGTCGGCTGGAGTAACCGACCATTCCGGCGTAACTTTGACGAATCCAGCAGGGGAAAACATTATATTTGTAGACACCGGGACTTTCTTTTACCTAAAGCCAAATGTAAGTGTAAATGTCGTTTCGGACTTTTTTGGGTTTTATGTAGATGCCAATGGAGCGCTTATGCTTGATTACAATTTTGTAATGAATGAACCGGCTCCGGGCGGGGCATTCCTTACGCTGACTTGGAATACTTCCGCAATAACTGCCATCGGAAACGCCAACTTCTACTGCGACTTAATTCTTGCCTTCTACTGATATGTTCGTAAACAAAATCACCGCATCAGTTTCAGTTGGATCATCACTCAACAGCACGGACGCAGGGGTGCAGGGAGCTATTGATACCTTGATTGATCAAGACCTGACCTACTTGCCTCTGGATGAGTTTTACTCGTTCGTCGTAACTGGCGAGGCTCTAGTTTCCACAACTCTTGCCGCATTCCCCAACGTGACCCGTAATGGCGTTGCGCTTAAAGGAGACGATAAAAACAACCTCCTGCTCAACTCCATCCACGGCTACATCCTCAAGGTCATCCCAACCCCAGGCCTGACAGCAACCGGCCATGTCCGTATCAACATCACCGAAATGGGAACGCTGGCGGATGGGGGTGCAAGCAATCACTTTCTGACTTCCGGCGACTCCCTCGTAGTCATGACAAACAAAGGCTGGCCCGCCCGCAACAATACTTCCATCGTCATTACTGAAGTGGACACACTTACAAATTGTAAAGTAGCGTTTGCCATCTTTGGCGCATCGACCGCAACCGCAACCGGATACGGAAGCGGCATCAGTGACGGCTAATAAATAACTACCATGCCAGCCAAACCAAAACCAATCGCATCAACCACGGCAATTATCGACCGTCCAGATCCATGCCCGCCGGAGTTCGTTCAATCCGCAATCAATGCGCTTCCGCCTGAAATCACCAAGGTCATTGTAGTCGATTACGGCGTAAAGCATCCCGCCCCGGAACTGATCACGCAGATTGAAGAAATGCTTGAAACACATACCATCTGCCAGCCATTCAGCCGGATTACCTATCTCGACAAAGATCAGAACGAACTGGGCTGCATGTCATCCGCCGCACAAGGCCATGTTCTGGGTGATCACAGACGCCGCAACCCGCAGCACTACTGCCAGCAAGGGATCGTAGCGCTTGTCCGCAATCCCGGCGAGATTACGGCATGGGGCATGATTCCCGGACATATCACAAGCCCGGTCCCCACGCCTTACGTCCCGCCAGTCATTGAGCCGGTCGAGTATGTCGCGCCTGAGCCGGTCTATGCTTATCAGGAGCCGTCTGACGTCTATACCGACCCGATCCGAATCCTGCCGGAGGATCTCGCTAAACTTGACACTCAGCAAAAACCATGAAGCCCGTCCTTCTTCTCTGCCTCGCGCTCCCGGCTTGCACTGTGCGCCCGGTCATGAAATCAGGGGACTCTTACGTCAGCTTGGGCGGCTCAGTCTTCAGCAAGTCAACCAGTGAGACCGCGAGTTATTCCGGCCCGCTTGGCAATCTCAGCTATGCCGATGCCGGTAAAGATGAGACGGTCATACCCGGTAAAGTAGCTAATTACTACGGAATCAAAGCAGTGACAGAAGCCGCAACTTCAATGTTCAGAACATCCGAATCAACCACTCGCATTCTGGCCAAGGAAGAAACCAGTCGGGCCGCAACGTCATCTGCCGCAGAAGTCGAGTCCCTTAAGATTCTTAACCCAGTCGAAGAAGTCGCACCCGTCATCACCAATCCTTGACATATGAGTTATACAATGTCTGGCGACCAACTGGAGGAACTAGAGAAGCGATTGGATTCGCTGAATGGCTTGGCCGGTCTGATGAAGATCGTTGTCGGCGGGGCGGTTGGCGTTGGGATCTGGGTCGGTGCGATACAATTCCAAGTAAACGCATCAACAAAGACCAATGACGACAATCAAGAAAGATTAAGGACATTGGAGATCCGGGGAGCAACGGTCGATCAAAGGCTGGAGAATATTTACGAACTCGTCCGCAAAATTGACACGAAGCTAAATCCATGAATGAAATCACCAAAACCAAATCTATCTTTAAGTCCAAATCCGTCTTTGCCGGGTTCTTGGTTGCCTTGGCCGGTGCGCTTGGATCATTCGCCCCAAACCTCGCTCCTTGGTTGGCTGCTCATGCCGATGTCGTCCTTATGGCTGCGGGGATTCTTCAAGTCGGCCTGCGAATGGTCACAAAGGGTAGCGTTACTCTTTTTGGTGAGTCTGAGTAGTTGTGCTCACGATTACAAGAAGGCAAGACAAACGCTTAAGGCTATTCCGATTGTTTTACCTGCCGCTCCGATTAACCCAGAACCGTTGCAATACGTTCCATTGATCCCCCGAACCAAGCACGAACTAGAAAGGCAAGCAGATGACGACCAGCAAGCCCTCGAGACCCTTCAAGCCCTTAGATTCTAACGAGGAACGCAGCATCCCGGTTGGTTGCTTTCTGTCCTTTGCCTGCGGAATCGCCGCTGTCGTCTGCATCCTTGTTCGAATCATTTACTATTACATCCCATGAAAGTTTACCTGCTCAAATACCTTGCCACTTGGCTGGCCGACAACAACAAGGACATCATTAACCTGATTGTCTCTGCCATCAAATCCGCCGACAACCGTTATGAAAAAGGACCCGAAAAGCTGCAATTCGTTCGGACTGCCGCTGTTTCGTATCTGACCGGGAAAGCCGGATGGGTTGTCGATACCGTTATCCACCTCCTCTTGGCTTGGGTCCGTAAAGCATGAGCACTCTCGCAGTCCGACAGAAACTGATCGACATTGCCCGCCGCGAGGTGGGGGTAAAAGAGGTTGGGCGCAATACCGGCAAACGGGTCAGGGAGTATCAGGCTGCAACCAATCTGGAAGGCACCGGCTGGCCCTGGTGCGCTGCGTTTGTCTGTTGGTGCGTCAGAGAGTGGGGCAAGGATCAGGACGTTCTAGCCGCGCTTAAAATGACCCCGGCGCAATTTGATAAATGGAGACCAAGGACTGCTGCTGCTTTTGGGTTGGAGGATTGGGCGAGAAAGAAAGGATTGGAAGTCCTTGATGCTGATGACAAGCCGAATCTTCGCACTGGCGATATATTAACATTTGACACAAGTCACACGGGATTTGTTGCCGACGACGCAAAGGGAGTGATCCAGACCATTGAAGGCAACACAGGCGCATCCGGCGGCAGGGATGGAGATGGCGTCTGGGACAAGAGCCGCAACTTCAAGGAATCCCGCCGTTTCATTCGTTTGCTCCAGCCTTGAAGCAAATCAAACTAACTTATAATAATGGGCATTGATCCGACTCCAGAGCAAATCGAAAAGCGAAAGAGGTCGGCAGTGCAATCAAGCCGCAAATGGAAGGAGAAGAATCCCGATGCGGCAAAGAGGCATACGATGGCATTTAAGGAAAGGAACCCAGATTACGCAAAGCAGTGGGCCGATAAGAACCGTGCATACTTAACCGCAAGAGGGGCGGAATGGAGGGCGGCAAATCCAGACAAAGCCAAGGAATCGTGCAGGAAATGGAGGGTCAAGAACAAAGCGGCACGGGCTACTTATATGCGGGAAAAGCGCCGAACTTGCTGGTTTACGAAGATCTCCGGCAGGGTCAGATCCCGCCTGAATGAAGCGTTACGGGCTGTAATGGCAAGGAAGACATCATCAACTACGATCCTTTTGGGTTGCTCTATACCCGAACTTAAAGCGCATCTAGAAAGCCTGTTTCAGGAAGGAATGACTTGGGACAATCACGGCAAGTGGCATATTGATCATATTATACCTTGTTCGTCCTTTAATTTAGTAGATCCTGCTGAACAGTATAAGTGCTTTCATTACACCAACCTCCAGCCTCTCTGGGCGCATGACAATCTCAGAAAAAGCGGTCCTCGTCGGATTGCCAAGTCCTTGACACAACCAACCAATCAACTCCCTTAAATTATGGCTTCCGCAACTCTCACTGCCGCATCTCCCAGCAATACCTTTACGACCACCACCGGCACCATCTATTCATTGGGGGCTACTGGCAACCTTGGGGGCGGTCAGATCCTTCTGGAGTCTTCCCTGCCGACCAGCGCGACCGTGTTTGGTGCGCTGAATCAACCGATTTCCGCCAACTTCTTTTCTGAGTATCGTGCGCCAGGAACCAGTCTGCGGGTAACTCTCCAGAACGCATCTGCTGCCGCTTCAGTCAACGTCGAGATCACCTAGTCCGATCCAATGGCTATTCTTAAACCAATCCTCAAGCCTGTCTTTGGGCCGACGATTACGTTCATTCTGTTTCGGCAAAGATCCGGTTCGGGTGGAAGTCCTCCGCCCCCGCCTGAGTCCTTCACTTACATCCAATCCGACAGCACCAACTACTTCCAGCCTGACGGCTTATCCCGTTACCTAATCCCATAATTTTATGCCTGACTACACCGTAAAAGCCGATGTCGATTCGATGCTCCGTGCCGACAACGACGCTGCGATCAGATCCGCCATCGGCCTAGGCCAAACGGACGCGCCGACGTTCTTGGCCCAATCCCTGACCGGCCAATCGCTGACCGGGACGCAGGCGACGAGTCTGGTTGATCTGGCGGCGACATGGAACACCAGTGGGACACCGACTGCGATCAAGCTCAACGTCGTCGAGACCGGGATTAACAGTCCCGCTGCGTCAAAGCTGATGGACTTGCAGGTGGGTCTGGTTAGTGTGTTTAGTGTGAGTAAAACTGGTCTAATTCAGTGCAATAGCGCCGGAGCGTCATTTCCTGGTGGAGTTTTCGCGGGCGGTAGCATTGGCGGCGGTATTGGCGGCAGCACGGTATCGCTAGCGAACAACACTGGTGCAGTAACTGTAGGCTCCAACGGTGAATTTTCCTTTTCCACAACAACGAATGCAAGTAGTGGCGCGAGGGACACCATCCTAGTCCGTGACGGAGCCGCCGGAATCCTAGCCCAGCGGAACGGGACCGCCGCGCAGGCGTTTCGGGTTTATAACACCTACGATACAGCAGGAGCTAATTACGACAGGCTTTCGTTTTTCCACGCAGGGGGGCAGGCCACAATAGCAACTGAAGGATTTGGAACAAATGCTGCAAGTTCTCACCTTACTTTAGCGGCTGGAGGAACAACAAGATCAATTTTCTTTCAGACTGCTGGAAGTGCTAAATGGTTAATTAATTCGGCAGGAAATTTCTTGGCACAGACAGACAACCTCTACGACATCGGCGCGAGTGGGGCGAATAGGCCGAGGAATGTTTATGTGGGTGGCTATGTAATTGCGGCAAGCGGCGGCGGCGGTGGATATTATATTGGTGCTTTTGGGGGAATTTCATCGATAACAACAGGGGTATTTAAATGGACAAATGGAGCGGCTGATGGCTTTGACCGTTTCCAACTAGGCGGCACCACCTCCGCATTCCCCGCGATCAAGCGCAACGGGACCGGGATTGATATCGTGCTGGCGAATGATTCGGGGCCTGCTCCTTTGAGTGCTTCTAATTTTGTAGCCAGTGGGTATTTCTCAACAAGTGGATATTGCATAGTCGGATCAAACAATGGCTATTTTTGGCCTGCTAAAGGAGGAATGTATGCTCCGTCTGACGGTGTAATCAGATTAAGCAATGACTCCGTAAGCGGATTTACCCGCCTCGAATTAGGCACTGCAAATCTTGGCATCTCTCGCGGAACAGGCAGTCCTGAAGGGGTCGTCACGGCTCTTGTCGGTAGCCTTTACCTTCGCACAGACGGTGGCGCAGCAACCACGCTCTACGTCAAAGAATCCTCGCCAACTCCAAGCACTGGCTGGGTCGCTAAATAACAATTCCACACATGACCCCAACCTACAAACAAAACCTAGTCACCTCCCGCAACGCCAACCTCGCCGAGCAGCATGATCTGCGGGAGAGATTGAAACAGTTGGAATCCGAGGAAACCCAACTCAAAGGCGCAATCGCCATTCTGACTCAGATCGACCAAGCCGAAGCCGACAAGGCCAAGGCTGAATCACAACCCACCACCTAATACCCATGGCCACTATTACCATCCCACTTGATACTCCGGCAGAACGTCCTGAGGTTCCGTCGAAGACCTACAATGAAATCTACATCATGGACCTTGCCATTTCGGCGCGGTCTATGGGGGCGCAGGACAGCATTTATGTTGAATATGTCCCATTTGACCAAGCTACTGGCGACCGGCTTTTGTCTGATCGGCGGGAGGTGAGGTTGCCTTTTTGGGAGGCGGTTAATTTAATTCCTTCGGCTGCGGATGCTTTTGGGGCGGTTGCCTTGTGCTTGCCGGATCTGATTGCTTATCAGGCGGCTAAAGAGGTTGCGGCTTTGGTGCCGGTTGTTCCTGCGGAATAAGTTCATCGTCCTATAGATTCTCTGAGTCGGGGCAGAATGGTCCTTAAACAAGGTATCCATTCTGCCCTGCTTTGTTCGCTCCCATGAGTTCCCTTCGCGTAAACAGTCCGAAATTAATCGGTCGTTTTCCTCGCCGCTGGTTACGCCTTAAGGCCCGACTCAAACGGAAAACGGATGGTCTCAGCCCGAAAGCTGAACGCTATTAAGTCCCCTGATTCCATTGTCCGGGGACTCCAGTAACCCGCAGGAGGCACTCATCAGATTTCACCCTGACCTTGCGATCCTTTGACGCCAGCGGGGGCATCGACTGGTTCCTTCCCACTTAGGTTTCTCGCCACTGGTCAAAGCCTGTATCAACGAAAAAGCTCCAAGCGGTCGCAGTCACTTGGAGCTTTTCCGGCTTTGATCCTGCCGTAGGGCACTAGTCCCTGCGACAGGATCAGCTTGCCAGATACTAAGCGACCGAGATCACGACGCAAGGAAAAAGATCAACCCCCAACCGCTTAAGACTAAATCCAAAAAGAATTCAAGTATTCGTTGACGGATCTAAAACATTGTGCAAATCTCTCTCCACATGGAAATCAAATCAACCAAACCAAGCGTCCACGTTGGATTCGCTCTAATGCCAATGGAGTATCTCCGGCTGGGAGTAATCGCGGCCAAGGAAGGCACATCCCGGTCGGCTCTGGCCAAACAGGCTACGGTCCAGTTTATCACGGGTTATTCCGGCGTAACCGGAGCCGCTAAACCAACAACCAAGAAAGCAAAAGCATGAAGGACAAAGCATTTACCATCTGGGGACAGCAGGCCATGGACGGCATTACGCTGGCCAAGTCTACTGAGTTTAGTCTCATGTTCGGGGTCGCCTACTTCGGCGAGATCTGGTTCCGGTATTGCGGCAAGTATCTCTACTGCCATCTGGACTGGGATAAAAGCGCATCGGCTTTGATGGAACGGAGGGGCAACTAATGAGCCTTTTTCAGATCCAGCTTCTCAAGGAAACCGCGCAAGTGGACCTTATTGTCGGAGCCATTTACATCATATTGGCAAGTTTTTTCCTGCTCTGTATCTGGCACTCCCAAAAAGTCCGCAGACAACTGGACAAGCAGAACCGCCAGCTGATTCGTCGGCATTGGCGCAAACTTAACCTGAGGGGCTTGAACTAATGCAGCCTGATCAAATCGACATCGCCATCGCTGAGTATCTGGGATGGTCTCAGATCACGCCGCAAGACAGCAGCGAAAGACGGTATGGAATCCGCTCAAATTCAGCCGGAGAGAAATACCCAGTTGCGATGATTCCTCAGTATCACAAGGATCTAAACGCAATGCATGACGCCGAGCAAAGGCTGGCTAAAAACCTGAGAATTGCTTATTCGAACTTGCTTACATCTTCCGGCAAATGCCGAGAGTTTCACAGGATGTCGTCAGTGGCGATGAGTCGCGCTCATGCATTTGTTCGGGTCACTGGAAAATGGGAAGATCCTGATCTGGACGAAAAGGACGAGCGGGTCGGGGGGCTTTCGACTCATGTTGCCGTCTAAACCAATTTCCAACCAGTCGCCTGATTAATAACAACCAAACTCTTGGAGGAGGGCGGCGTCAGGCGGCTGGGAGGACTCAATCGACTAAACCAAACCAAACCAAACCAAACTATGAACGACTGGACACAAACCATCGACTGGACCCGCACCGACGCAGACATCGGCAGACAGGTCGGACTGACCCGCTTCCGCATTAGTCAGATCCGCGTGATGGAAACCGGCCTTACCAGCCGGGGCCGCGAGATCAAACCGCCCGATGACTTTGCGCCTGAACGATCCGTTGAGAAGACCGCCAAAAAGTATGGGGTCTGCAATCATATCGCCCGCCGCTGGCACAAATCCTTGGATCTGATCAAATCGATTGGAAGGATGCCGGAAGACTTCGCGCCGGTTTACAAAATCCATCAGAACGCGACCGCTGCTAAATACGGCGTAAGTGCTCCAACCGCTAACCGCTGGATCCAGCAATACCAATCCCAACTGACCGAGCAACCATGAGCCAAACAGCCTTCACCGGGAAAGTATCCCAAATGAAGCCAGATGCCCGCTGGCTTGCTTCCGAGGACTTTATTGGGCTTGGAGAAGTCGAGTTTGAGATTGCCCAAATCTTCCAGAACTCCGGCGAGATTATGCAGGACGGAAGGAAAAAGGACTTCTTTTCAATTGGATTTGTGAAGACCAACAAGCAACTGGTCTTAAATGCCACAAACCGCAAGACGCTCTCCAACGCATTTGGGGCGAAGGTCGAGAAATGGATCGGTCAAAAAGTGCGCCTGTTTGCTCAGGACGGCGTTAAAGCAGTCAGCGGTGGAGTTACTACTGGACTGCGGATCAAGGCAGACAGGATAGCCCGTGATGCGCCAATTGACCCCTTTGCCAGAATGGAGGTGGCTAAGTGATTATCCATGAATGCGCTCAGGGAAGTGATGAATGGCTTACCCTCAGATCCGGCAAGCTCACGGCAAGTTCGGCAAAGAAGGTATTTACTCCGACCAAAGGCGAACTCAAGGAAGGCGCAATCGAACACATTTACACGCTCATTGGCGAATGTTACGATCCTGATTACATTTACTTTGCCGGGAACAAATTCACCGAGCGAGGCAACGAAATGGAACCAGCCGCCAGAAAGCAATTCTCCGAACTAACCGGAATCGAAGTTCATGAGGTTGGATTTATCACGCAAGACAACGGCGTGATCGGAGCGTCACCGGATGGATTAATCAAAGGCCCAGACGGCGCTTGGCTGGAAGGACTTGAACTGAAGGCGCATAACCCCGGCAAGCACGTTGAGTTCATGCACAAAGGAACCCTGCCGCCGGAGCATAAATTGCAGGTCCACATGAGCATGGTTGTAACCGGCTTTAATACTTGGCATTTTCTATCTTTCCATCCAGATATGGCTCCGTTGCACATCATCACCGAACGGGACGCATTCACTGAAAAACTGGAGAAATCCTGCAAGGAATTTCTTGCTCTGTATCAGACCGTCCGTAATGAAGTCGTCAATAAACTCACCCCAAACAAAACCAAATAGTATGAACAACCAAAACCCACAAAAAGGCGGCATGATTGTCGCCCTCAAGATTGATGTCATGAAGATCACCCGTGAAAAGCTCTTCACCGGCAAGAACGGAGCCAAATACCTTGATTGCGTCGTCTTTATCGACAACGAGAAGGGTCAATACGGAGACAACGGCATGATCGTTGAGGACGTATCCAAGGAGGACAAAACCAATGGCGTTAAGGGGGCAATCCTTGGCAACTGCCGCATCATCCGAGGAGAGGTCGCTGGTCAGTCTTACGGGGCTGGAATTGCCAATCAGATGCGTCCGCCGATGACGCAGGCTACTCCGGTCAATCGCGGGGCAAGTAATTACCAGCAGGACGATTCGGACGCCATCCCGTTTTGATCTAAACCATTTCCGTCCGGTAATTCTGCCAACGGACCGCCCGGCTTTTGCGATCTTTCGGAAAATCTATCGCAGGGGCCGGGCAACGCTCTAAATCACCATGACCCCACCAACATTCAGCAAGCAAAAGATGCCGGTGCAAAAGCACTCTTGGTATAACAATAAGAAGCGGGATTACGCTACTCTGGGAACGATCAAGCTAGGAAAAGGCCGGGACGAACCGCCGGTCGAGCCTAGAGCCATTGATCCGGTTGCGGGTCTAAAACCAGTGGACGCTTGGAATGGCGGCAATGAAGACAAAGCCGAATTGCTACGCTGGCTTTCAGTCAATAACCTTCACGACAGACGCCCGGTTCAAAAGAGCCGACATTACTCAAATAAATAACACTATGATTACTGCAACCGAACTCGCCAACGCACTGAATAGCGTCCTACCCTATGTCGTAACCAGAGTAATCAATTGCGGAGAGGAGGGATGCCAAGAGCCGAATTGCTGGAGTTGCTGGGGATCAGAAATGGCGGAGGCGGAAGCAACCATCGCTGAAGCCATATTCCAAGCATCCGGCAAAGTCCTGAAGGCATGGAAAGCGGACCAGAAATGCCAATGTGATGCAGGGGATTTCCGTCACCGGGAGATTCCTCCAATCTGTCCTGAATATTTTGGGGACGATGAATTTTGCGGAGTTTGCTGGCATGACAAGGAATGTCATCAACCTAAACCAGAGACTACAGCATGAATCCAGACCTTCCTTTAATTGTTGCCTATGGCGGCGGCATAAACTCAACGGCAATGCTTTGCGGATTTCGGGAGCGAGGCATACGACCCGACCTAATGCTGTTTGCCGACACTGGAGCCGAGCACCCGCGAACCTACGCTCATTTAGTAGAAATCTCAGCACTTTGCCAAATCTGGTGGGGCATTGAAATCATCACGGTGCGTGAGTTATTCCAAGGCAAGTTTGAGGGACTGGAAAACGATTCGCTACGCAAGCACATCCTTCCGTCTTTGGCCTATGGGAGCAAACGGTGCTCCATGAGGTTTAAGGTTGATCCACAAAACCGCTATGTGCTAAAATGGATGGACAGCGTTGGCGTAAAAGTAGTGACTCGGGCTATTGGATACCATGCAGCGGAAGGGCACCGGGCCGTTGGAAAGAAAATGAAGCCGTTTACCAAGGGACGTTCGGAGCAATTTTGGTATCCGCTTATTGATTGGCAATGGAGACAGGCGGACTGCGTGGAGGCTATTAAGCGGCACGGGATGACTCCGCCGGGCAAATCATCCTGCTTTTTCTGCCCAGCAATGAAGCGCCATGAGATCATCAAGCTGCGGGATGAAAACCCCGACCTCTATGAGCGTGCTATAACTATGGAGAAAAACCTAAAAATCAAAGGCCGCGTCAAAGGCTTATCAATGGGCATCCCTTGGACCGAGATCGTAGCCGCCGACGACAACCAAGCCAAGCTCTTTGATTGGGTCGATAATAATGCCGCCCAGCCCGTGCCTTGTGGATGTTACGATGGTTAAATTAAGCACTAAACCAAACTATATGACCACAGAACAAAGAGACAAGCTAAAGGATGACATCCACCGAGTAGTTTCAGTATTGCCCGTCAAGGTGCTGGCGCTTGGATACCTCAGATACGAGAAATTGCGACTGCTTAACGCATCACAGTATGCGGAACTGAACCGCAAAACCTTAACAGGGCAGGGTCATTTTGACGACTTGGTCGATCAACTGGAGGAGCCGGAATGAAAAGAGCCATCTACGTTGGCAAAGGGCTTTCCGCAGTCAGTTACGGTATGACCGGAACCATGCAGCCATCGATCAGTCCCGAATCGCCTTACTTCGCTTTCCGACCAGACGGTAAAATGCCGGGACAATGGTTTGTGATGCGAAAAGACCTTTACGTTGCCGCCGAAGACCAAACCAGACACTGCCAAAAACCATGAGCGACACCCCAGAAACAGATATTGAAAACACGCAGGACACCGACGCCATAGGTGTTGTGTGCAGTGCCCTTGTTCGGCCCTCTTTTACTCTAGGGAGCAACGACGATGGGGAGCCAGACTTCCGATCACTTGTCGGCCCCGGTGGATGGCAATGTTACCTTGGAGAGCCAGAAGACACCCTGTGGTGCCGCGACGGGGCGGATGCTATGGATATGCTCAACGAACTGGCGGCGAGGGTGACAATCCTCTCTGACTTTGCAAGGGCTGCACCGGGACAACTGCCTTCAAGTGTGCAGTCTGCCCTTTGGCCTAACAACGTGATACCCAAACAACCATGACCAACACCCCAGAAACCCAATGCGACACCCCGCACTACTACGGATGCGCCTGCCACGAAAAGGAATGGCAGAATAAATGGCAGTGCGCCGTCGAGATGGCCGCGCAAGCCGAGTCAAAACTGGACGCACTCGTCGAGCACCATACCAGAATGATTATCGCTCACGCAAAGGAAGTGGATTCCCTGCTTTGGGTGCTGGAAGCAATTAAAGACGTGATAGGATGCGGGTGCGGCGGAGACTACGGGCTGTGCGACGACTGTTCTGAAGCATACAAAAAAGCCGACGAATTAGCCGAGGCGCGGAAAACAACTTAACCAAAACCATGACCCCAATCCAAGACCGCATCTTCCTCGCCGCACTAGCCCAAGCCGGAATCCCGGCCCCGGTTGCTGAGTATAAGTTCCATTCAGTTCGCAAATGGCGCATGGACTTTGCTTGGCTGGATCAACGGGTATTCTTGGAGATTGATGGCGGTCTGTGGATAGGCGGGAGGCATACGAGACCGGGTGCAATGCTTAAATCATGGGAGAAGGAAAACGCCGCAGCAGTCCAAGGCTGGCGAGTATTGAGATGCCAGCCGAGGGACTGCACCAAGCCAGCAACGATCAACGCCATTAAGGCCGCACTAAACCAAACAATATGACCGACAATCACCTCGACCCGCCAGATTATCGTGAACCGCCGGAATGGTATTATCGGCTTTGGGAATACCTAGAAACAGAACAACCACCTGAGTCAGTTGCTGCCGCTATCCGGCAAGCCATGCAGATGTGGGTTGATCTGATGAATCAGGAATATGACCCCGGACCTGAAGACCTAGTAGAGTTGCCTGATGACTGCCATCGAGGACCAGAGCATTGCCCGCACGGCATCGACTGGAGTAACTGCGATGCCTGCTACCATGCCGCTGACATTGCGTATAACGCAGCAAGGGAAGGAGGAAGGTAACCATGACCGACGAAGAAAAAGCCCGCGCCAAAGAGCAAGCCAAGCGGTTCCTTGCCGCTCCATTGCCAGTCCCA